TATGTTTAAAGTGAAAAAGGATCTACATTATGAATGACTATCAGTCTCAGTTCGAGGTTGCTCTATTCGAGCAGTTCCCGGACGTCAAAGAATCGGGCGTAGTAACCCGCAAACAAATCGCCGAGACTATGGAAAAGCTCGGTTCATCAAAGTGGCCGAACTGGATCTTGAAGAATCAAATGTCCCGTGGCCTGTATGCTGTAGCCGGTGGTCGTGCTGTAGCGCCAGTCGTGGAGGTTCCCGTGGTAGTTGATTCAACTAAGCCCTTAGTTCCCTCTAAGGACAAGAACTACGTATCCTTTGGTAACCATAAGGACGTAGACTCAATCGTAAAGTCAAGTCTTTTCTATCCTACGTACATCACTGGTCCGACTGGGAACGGTAAGTCAACTATGGTCGAGCAAGTGTGTGCAAGCAACAAGCGTGCTCTGATTCGAGTTAACCTCAACATGATGACTGACGAAGAACACCTTATTGGTTCTAAGACTCTTGTTGATGGTAACGTTGAAATTGTCGAAGGCCCAGTGCTTATCGCAATGCGTACAGGATCTATACTTCTACTTGATGAAGTAGATGCAGGTGGTGCTAATACTCTATTGTGTTTGCAACCAATTCTTGAAGGTAAGCCATTCTACTTTAAACTCAAGAACGAGCTCATCGTTCCTGCTCCCGGCTTCAATGTATTTGCCACTGCCAATACTAAAGGCAAGGGTTCTGATGATGGTCGTTACATTGGTACGAACATTCTTAACGAAGCGTTCCTTGAGCGATTTGCAATCACATTGAATCAAGAGTATCCCTCTGCTTCTGTTGAGAGGAAGATCGTGGTGAATCTAATGAATCACTACAATTGCTTTGACGAAGAGTTTGCTGATACTCTAGTCAAATGGGCTGATGCTATCCGTCGTACATTTGAAGACGGTGGTGTAGACGAGCTTATTACTACCCGTCGTCTAACTCACGTAGTGCGAGCCTACAGTATCTTTAAGGATAAGACCAAGGCTGTTCAACTCTGCTGCAATAGATTTGACGACATTACTCGTACGGCTTTCATTGATCTCTTTGACAAGATATCTAATGGCCCTGTACAAGAATCCGAAACTGTGGTAGAATCTACTACAGGTCCGGTAAATGAAGAAGTCCCGTTTTAATTGAAAACCCTGAAAGGAATATATTATGAACTACTCTGATCTTAACAAAACTCAAAAGCGTTGTATCGATGCTTTCATCCAGCTTCGTCCTGAACTGGCTTCCACTCCTACAATCACACGTCCTGAAGTTGAAGAACTCTTCTTCAAATTGCATGATGAACGTGCTACTGGTGGTGCCAAGATTGGCTACCCTATGTGGTTGGTCAAGGGACCTAAGGTTGGCCGCGGTCAATACGTCTTCCCTGCTCCTAACGTAACCAATGACAGCGTTATTGCTGCAGTTGCAAAGCGTGCAGTTGAGAAGACTAAGGAAGAAACAGAATTCCTTGATGAATTGCGTGCCGCTGGCATTGAAGCCTAATAGTTTTCCCCATGCAAGTAGGATGTCGCCATCGTCCTACTTGTTTCTTTTGTAATGGCATATTATGGAGTAAAAGTCTATGACTAAACTTGAACGTCTTGAGAAGTACCTTGCCTCTGGCGCCACCGCAACACCTAAGCAAATCCAACGTATGTTTGGACTGCAGAACCCAACCGCTGCAATTCATGCGCTGCGTTCACGTGGTGTTTGTGTTTATGCTAACCAAGCCACTCTGTCGAATGGCAACAGCACTACTAAGTATCGTGTTGGTCAGCCTACTCGCGCAATGATCTCGGCTCTTCACGCTTTGGGCGCCTTTGCCTAATTAGATTGTACATCTAGTTAGATGACCGGATATAATACCAGTTATATCCGGTCTTTTTTTGTTATGGAGAACATATGAAGAAAGAATTAGACATAGTTAAAGCATCACAGAATACCACAGTCGGTCCACGAAAATTCGATGGTGGTAAACTTGAGTACGGTCTTGTTCCTCCTCTTGCTCTCAAAGAAATGGTAAAGGTACTAACCTTTGGCGCACAGAAGTATGAACGTGAGAACTGGAAGAATGTTCCGGATTCAAAGCGTAGATATTTTGATGCAATGCAACGCCACCTTTGGGCATGGAAAGAGGGGGAGATTATAGATCCAGAATCTGGTATTCATCACCTCGCCCATGCAGCATGTTGCTTGTTCTTCCTCTACGAACATGATGTTCTATACTCTAAGGATAAGAAATGAAACAAACCCCTAGTCTTCTGAAGCCAAATATCGTTGCCACAAAAATTCCGTTTAACAGCGGTAAAATTCGGTTCGGTGCGTATACATATAAACCTAAGGAAGATATTTCAACGTATGAATTAGCTCTATTGATAGAGTTGTTTGTCTTTGCTTTTCATCCAAGTGTACCACAGAATTATGATTACGAAGACTTTGTAAAAAGCAATAAACTTGAGCGCCATTTTGTTAAGGAGAAAGCATGAACCTAAGTAAAGAAACCACCACACTCATTCGAAACTTCGCATCTATTAACGGATCGATTGTACTGAAACTGGGTAACAAACTCTCGACTATTTCCGAGGGTAAAAACATTATGGCTCAGGCCACGATTACTGAGAACTTCCCATGTGACTTTGGGATCTATGACCTCGGTGAATTTTTAAACGCAGCATCTATCTTTGATAATCCTACGCTTCGCTTTAGTGATAAGTATGTTACCATCTCTGATGAAAAGGGTGGAAGCAAGATTAAGTTCTATGCAGCAGGCGAAGGTGCAGTAAAGGCAGCACCGGAGACGATTAAGTTTCCAACACCTGACGTTGAGTTTGATATTGATGCAGCTCAATTGGCTACCATCCTTCGTACTTCTAACGCACTGAAGGCACCTGATATTTGTATCACTGGTGATGGAAGCACTTTGAAGGTAGTTGTATCTGATAAGAAGAACGCTACATCAAATGCATATGAAGTTGACATTGGCACTACAGATCAAACCTTTAAAGCAAACCTGAAGGTTGAAAACTTGAAGATGCTTCCCGGCGATTACTCAGTTGCAGTATCGTCTAAGAAGATCTCTCGCTTTACTAATAAAGCTAATGACCTAACATACTTCGTTGCAATTGAAGCTGACTCAGAATTTTGACCTGTACCATATTGCCTAAGCGTGATATAATTAAATTAAGTTTGTTATGGAGAAAGTATGGATCAATATTTGTGGGTTGAAAAGTATCGTCCTACGACGATCGATGAGTGCGTACTACCCGACTCTCTGAAGAAAACCTTCAAAGAGTTTGTAGCGACTGGTGAGTTGCCTAACTTCCTGCTTGCAGGTGGAGCAGGTGTAGGTAGCACTATGTAATGAGATTGGTGCAGAGTATCTCTTCATCAACGGCTCTGAAGAATCTGGTATCGACATTCTTCGAAGCAAGATTAAAAGCTTTGCATCTTCAGTAAGCCTTACCGATGCAAAGAAAGTAGTCATCCTTGACGAGGCAGACTACCTTAATCCCAATTCCACTCAACCAGCTTTGCGTGGATTCATTGAAGAGTTTAGCAATAACTGTCGCTTCATCTTCACATGTAATTTTAAGAATCGTATTATTGAACCACTCTGGTCTCGCTGTGTCAACATTGAGTTTCGTATCGATGGTGATGATAAAGCTAAGATCATGGCGTCGTTCTTTAAACGTGTTCAACACATTCTTAAGAATGAAGCAATTGAATTTGACTCTAAGGTAGTTGCCGAACTAGTTGCAAAGCACTTCCCTGATTATCGTCGAGTTCTTAATGAACTTCAACGTTACTCAGTAAGTGGTAAGATCGATGCGGGTTTACTTGTCAACATTGGCGAAGAATCCTATAAGGATCTACTCAAGCTAATGAAAGATAAGAACTTCACCGAAGTACGTAAGTGGGTTGGTAAGAACTCTGACATTGAGTCAACTGAGTTATTCCGACGTCTTTATGATCACGCTGTAACGTACTTTGAACAAGGATCTATCCCTCAGCTTGTTCTTATTCTTGCTGAATATCAATACAAAGCCGCGTTCGTTGCTGACCGTGAGATCAACACTATGGCTGCACTGACTGAGATCATGGGCCAACTTAAATTCAAGTGATATGGAAAAATTTACTGATGAAGCAGGAAACCCAGTAGATCTAGCAAAGCTAGCTGAACAATTAGAAGCTACCTCAATATGGGGAGTGCGCTCTATTGAAGATGAACCTGAAACTAAATTAGTTCAGTGGAGGGTATATACTGTTGAGAATAAAGATGCACCTCCGTCCATGCATCTTGTTGGTTACACTGGATACGAAGGTCGTGTGTGTAGTGCAGTACAAGAATATGATCCCAATACTCGCAAGGGAGTTACTCAATCAGGCCGAGTGTATGAATTAGTAGGTCACTCGGGTTACAATGGTGATGCAATGTACGTATGGAGTCGGTGGTTGGGTATAAATGGCAATCCAAAATACGAAGATGTCACCGACATTTTTGAAAAAGGATATTCGTTATGATGGAAACATTGCTAATCGTTCTTGCGTTTATGCTTGGTTGGAATCTACATAGTGTTTGGATGGCTCGTCGCATTATGAAGATCATGGATAGAATACAAGAACAAGAAGATATCGCCGATGAAAGTATGTTTGCAGTGAAGTTAGAAAAACAAGGCGATACGGTATTGGTATATAATAAAGAGACCAATGCATTTATAGTTCAAGTAAAGTCTAAGCAAGAATTTATAGATCATTGCCACACACACTATCAAGGTAAAATTGTTTTTATGACAAAGTCTGACATCGAAGTATTGGATAGTCTATGAGCTTCTTTGATTTTCTTAACGCGATAAATACAACTAAGAAGGACCTCTTACGAGAGGATCCTCTTAGCGAAAAAGATTACGTTCCATTCATGGTCAATCGTGGCTTATCGTATTTTCCAGATACGATCATGTATGCAAACGAGATTAATAGGCATGCCGGCATCCCAAAGATCTGGCAGTTCGATTTTTATCGCATAGGGATACCGACAAGAAAGCGCTTTTCGAAATGGTCTAAGAAAGATCAGAACAGTGAGGAGTTACAACTTGTCATGAACGTTTATAATTACTCCGCAGAGAAAGCTGCACGCGCGCTTGATATACTTACTGAAGAACAACTCAACGGTATGAAGGAAGCTTACTCGAAAGGTGGAAGATAGCGCATTATAAATAATTCAGTCTATAACTATGTGACTATAAGAATAAGGAAGTGAAATGACAACTGAATTAATTTATTACGACTGGACTCCAGACGAGATGCTGGAAGTCGTTCTACCAGAACCAGACAATTTTCTAAAAGTTCGTGAAACACTGACGCGTATTGGTATTGCTTCTCGTAAAGACAAGACTCTATATCAATCCTGCCACATTCTACATAAGCAGGGTCGCTATTTCATCGTACACTTCAAAGAACTTTTTGCGCTTGATGGAAAGGAAGCTAACCTTACGCTTTCCGATATCGAACGTAGAAATACAATCGCCCGTCTTTTAGAAGACTGGGGATTATTAAAGATCTCAAAGCCTGAACAGGCTCAGAGATGTACTTCTTTATCTCAGATTAAGATCGTTGCTTTTAAAGAAAAGGACGAATGGAATCTTGTAGCGAAGTACAGTATTGGTAACAAAAAATCTAACGTCAAATAATGGAGAAAACATGGGAATTAAACTTGACCTGACTATCAATGATACTAACACTATCCTTCAAGCTCTAGGCGATCAGCCTTTCAAAAATGTTGCACAACTGGTCTCTAAGATCCAGCAACAAGGTGGTCCTCAAGCAGAAGCAGTTGCAGCAGAAGAAAAAGCTGCAGCAGAAGCCGAAGCTAAAAAGGCCACAGCTGAACCTGCCAAATAATTTACCTCACATTAATGAGTTTAACTAGGCTCAACGCCTAGCTTTTTGTATAACTATTATGGTCCGTTTGGACAACGATAGTATGAAAGGAGAACACTATGTGGACTAAGCCTCAAGCAACTGAAATGCGCTACGGTTTTGAAATCACTATGTATATCGCAACTCGTTAATCGCGTATAAATAGTTTATCCCTCGGGATGGGAACGTAAAGACTCTACTACCTTAGGAGCGTCTAACGCTGGCACAACGATATGGTGTCCCTGTATTCAGTAAGCAGGATTACCGGACCTGTAACCACATTCCGGTTCCGCTGACGCGAAAACAGGATGGGCTGCGCTCACGGGGTTTTGGGAAGAGAGCCTGACACAACAATCTCTTTCCGCTTTACGCCTTCGGGGTAAAGATTTTATTTAACTCGCTTAATAGGAGAAAAACTATGACTAAATTTCAAGTCAATCCACTGTTTCACCCAGACTTCGATAAATTCATGATCGGGTTTGATGATCAGTTCCGTCGTCTTCAATCTTTTCACGAAGACTTCACGAAAAACATTCCAAACTATCCACCATACAACGTTAAGAAAATTGACGATGCTCATTACGTTATTGAAGTCGCTGTTGCTGGCTTTGGTAAGAACGAGATCGACATTGAGATGGACGATGGTAAGTTGGTAGTTAAAGGTAATGTCACTTCCACAGATGCAGAAGATTCATTCCTCTTCAAAGGAATTGCCGCACGCGCTTTCACTCGCACCTTTGCTCTTGATGAAAAGATTGAAGTTAAAGATGCTGAACTTCTGAATGGTATGCTCAAGATCTTCCTTGAGAAACTTGTTCCAGAAGAAAAGAAATCAAAGAAAGTAAAGGTAAGATCCTTAAGTGAAGGAGAGAAAGATGAGATCTCTTCTCGCATGTAACTGGGTACCAATGACTGATGACGATTGGGATTGGGTAAACGGAAACGTTCCTCCAAGCCCGCATCAGAAATAAATTGAGGGGGATCATATGATCCCCCGAATTATCTTATAGGATATGAAATGACAATTAAACTTTATAGACTTGTAACAGGTGAAGACGTCATCAGTGATGTAAAAGAACGCCTTGATAGTACATCAAACGACGATATCGTACTTGATAATCCAGCAACCATAATGATTCAACAAAACAAAGATGGGAACGTTGGAGTTGCAATTGCACCGTATGGACCTCTAATGAGAGGTGATGTTTATCTAAAACGCTCAGCGGTAGTTGCTGAAGGATTCCCTGACGAAAAACTAGAGAATGAATATCGAGCACGATTTGGATCTGGAATCGTACTCCCTCAGATGAATTTGACGCAATAAGATTGTACAAATATTACGAAGCCTGATACAATTAAAGTATCGGGCTTTGTTCGTTAGGACATATGAAATTCTATACATCAGTTAATCGCTATGGCAACAACCTACTCTATCGTGGGTATGCTGACGGCCAACGCGTCAAAAAGAAAATTAAGTTTCAACCTACACTATACGTCAAGGGTAAGGGTAACTCTAAGTTCACCGCTCTTGATGGTACTAACGTTGATCCTATCAACTTCGACTCTATGCGTGACGCAAAAGACTTCGTTGAGAAGTACGAGGAAGTCGAGAACTTCACCATCTATGGTAACACTAATTACATCGCTCAGTTTATTGCTGACGAGTTTCCTAGTGACATTCAATTTGAACGCAACAAAATTCGCGTACATAACATCGATATTGAAGTAAGTTCCGACGAAGGCTTTCCTGAACCAAAGGATGCTAAGTACCCTGTCACTGCGATTTGTATCCATGACAACATCCTTGATACGTACTTCGTATGGGCACTCGGTGAGTATGATACTTCAAAAGCTTTGCTAAAGGACATCTCAATTCGATATACTAAATGCGCAAGTGAGGAAGGTTTACTTAAAGCATTCATTAAGTTTTGGCATGATGAATTCACTTGTCCTGATGCTATCACTGGTTGGAACATGCGTGGATTTGACATTCCTTATCTCGTAAACCGTATTAATAGATTACTAGGCGAAGATGAAGTTAAGAAGTTATCACCGTGGGGACAAGTCGACGAACGAATGGTGTCCATGCGGAAAGGCCAAGTCCAAATGTACGATCTCATTGGAATTGCACAAGTCGACTACATGGACTTATTCCAAAAGTTTGGATACTCCTTTGGTCCGCAGGAAAATTATCGTTTGGATACGATTGCCGAAGTGGTTCTTGGCGAAAGAAAGTTGTCTTACGATGAATATGATTCATTGGCCAAGTTCTACAAAGAAGACCATCAACGTTTCATTGACTATAACATCCGTGACGTTTGGTTGGTTGATCGCATGGAAGACAAGATCGGACTTATTACGCTTTGCTTGACTATGGCATATAAAGCCGGTGTTAACTACAGTGATACGTTTGGTACTACAGCGATATGGGATCAACTCATTCACCGTACTTTGATGAATGATAATATTATCGTACCTCCAAACAAAGATAAGTTCAAAGGTGATTATGATGGTGGCTATGTTAAAGATCCACAGTGCGGCGTACATGATTGGGTATGTTCCTTTGACGTAAACTCTCTGTATCCTAACATCATCGTTCAATGGAACATGAGTCCTGAGACTGTGATGAAGGGCATGATTGAATCTGGTATCACTGTCGATAAGATGCTTGCTGGCTATAAGAATACTCGCGAGGGTTACTCAATGGCAGCAACTGGTCAATACTTCTCAAACGAAAAGCAAGGCTTTATGCCAAAGATCATTGAACAAATGTATGATGAACGTTCAGCGATTAAAAAGAAAATGCTTGTCGCTAAGAAAGAACTCGAAGCATGTGATAAGAACAACAAGCAAGAAGTATATCGCATTGAACGTGATATTGGAACATATGAAAACCAACAACTAGCGATTAAGATTCTTCTGAACTCGCTTTATGGTGCAATGGGTAATAAGTACTTCCGTTACTTTACGATGGAAATTGCCGAGGGCATTACTATCACTGGCCAATACATTATTAAGTGGGCTGAGAAGTATGTAAACCAATTCCTCAACAAAACTCTTAAGAACGATAAAGACTATGTTATTGCTATTGACACTGATTCTGTATACGTTGGGTTGGCTGATCTTGTGGATAGTGTTGTTCCCAATGCAACCGATGATAAGAAAGTTGACTTCCTCGATCGAGTATGCTCGCATATCGAGACGGATGTTCTTGATGTTGCCTTCAAAGAACTAAAAGATAATTGCAACGCCTTTAAGCAACGCATTAACATGAAGCGAGAAGGTATTGCTAATCGTGGTATCTGGACTGCAAAGAAACGATACATCCTTAACGTATGGGATAACGAAGGTGTACGATATACTAAACCAAAGCTTAAGATCATGGGAATTGAAGCCATTAAGTCTTCTACTCCTGCAGCATGTCGTGTAGCATTCAAGGAATTGTTTAATATTCTAATTAGTGGTACTGAAGA